TACACGACGCTCTTCCGATCTATCCGTGAAGGCGATCCGCAGGCCGGAAGCCCGGCGCAGGAGCTGCTGGACGCGATCATGGGCGAGAGCGTGGCGCAGGCCCCGCAAGCCAACACGCAGTGGGCGCAGCAGGTTTTCGCCGAAGTGGGGCCGCAGCGTCCTGAAGCGGAGGCCGCCGAATGACGCTGAAAGAGAAGGCGCTCGACGACGTGCTCGGCAGGGTCGAAAAGAATATCCTGCCCGTGCTCGACTCGGAGCAGGACGCCAACGGCTTTCTGGGCGCGTCCATCGCTGAGGCCCTGCCGTGGCTCATCTCCGTGCCGAGCATCCGGGCGAAAATCCCGAAAATGGTAGCCGGGATGCTGCCCTCCGGCATCCCGGCTACCGCCGAGCGGGTGGAACGCTTGGCCACGCAGCTCCTCGCTGTCGTCGTCGCCACCCGCAAGGCGCAACTTGCCAAAGAAAAGGAGCAGGTATGAACCCGTTTTTCTTCATCATCGCCAACAGGAAAGCCCCCCGGCCCAATCCCTTGGAAAAGCCCTCCCCTTCCGTTCCCGAGCCCGCCACGCAGGATGAAAAGCCCCGCACGCGGGCGAAACGCGAAAAGGCATGACCTCGACAGGGTGCCGGCCTTGCCGTCTCCATACTCCACACTTCCGCCTGAATACAGCAAAAGCCCCGGCTTGCGTCGGGGCTTTTGCTGTATTCAGGCGCTATGGTCAAGAGGAGAGGGTCATCTGCCCTTTTCCACCTCGCCTAGGGCATTCATGACAAGATCCCGCAGCCATTCCGAACGGCTCACCCCGGCATTTTCCGCAGCAAGGTTAATCTGTTCAACAATTGTTTCGCTCTCGACATCAAAGGTCATGCGCAGCTTCACGATCTTCTGGCGGCGCTCCAGCGCCCGGCGCTGGCGTTCCTCTTCGGAAAGCGGCGGCCGCCCCGCCCCCTCGCGGCGGCCGCCTCGCTTCTTTATTTGCGCATCACTCATCCGTTGCGTCTCCCCTCATCAAAAAGCTATCTCCTTCCCATTGGCTGCGCCAGAAATAGCCTTTCACCCTCTTTTCAGTAGAGACGTATTCTGTAATGCCGATCAGCGGCTCCGCAAAAGCATGGAGGTACCCGTTCCGTGCACCTCCGCGAACTTGAAAGTCTGTGATTGCTGAAAAACCGATATTCGTTGCAGACAGCCATTTTCCGCTGTACGTTCCTATCGCGGTTACAAGCTGTTCAATGGGGTTTCCAGGGCTCATAACGTCGCGCCGATCCAAAACAACTTTCCCGGCGGGAATGCACTCTAGAAGCGTAGAGCGGTCATCATGCAAAGCCGGGGCGTCGTATGAAGTGATCAGCCCACCGGAGAACTTTCCGAAGTTCAAGAAAAGATCCACGGCGTTCGGTACGGAATGCAGGGCTTCCGACAGTTCAAAGATAAGGCTCACCCGTATATGCCCCGTTGCACCGGGCTGCAAAGAGAGATGTGTGGAGCCTTTTGCGTAGTCGCTCCCGTTACGGGATTTTTCAAAAGTAAAAGCCGCTCCTAATCTTTGGCTAGGCTCGAAAATAGCGGTTTCATGCTCCCCAAGGGGTTCGATGCTATGCACAACAAGGCATACTCCGGTAACTTTGGGACCATGCATCTCGCGCTCCAGTGCATGTCCCATCCCCCATGCTGCAAAGAGGGGCGCGCCGTTGAGCATAGTATAATTTGTCAAGATGTTTGCCGTTTGCACAAAGAGATTGGAAAGGATCAGGTAAGTTCCCTTTCCTGACGCCTGACGGCTGGCATTTCCGCGCACGGATTTGGGTGTAGAAAGAAAAACAGGATATTGTATCGCCTTTTTGGACGCAGCGTATCCTAGATTCTGAGGGTTTGCCCCGCCCAAAGCGAGATGTGCCCGTCGAATTTTGATACCTTCCTTCTTTTTTGAAAAGACATCTTGATTATGCCTTGTAACGGCTCCTAACAGCAAAACGGAAAGTCCGATAGAGGGGAGTGGAGACAAAGAGACATACCCAGAGGGTACGTCTCTAGGGATGAGCAGTTGACGAATCCGTCTGTCGACAGACTCTGTTTTTCTAGCAAATCCTGTTTTACGGATTTTCTTCAATGCCGCCTCTGTATCTGCTTTCTCTCCTTCCTCCCCCTCTTCGAGTGTTTTGTATAGAGCACTTACTTTTCCCACATCCTTGGCCCCGTTTGCCGTATCCAGCGGCATAGAAATCCCTGCCGCAAGACATGTCCTCATGGACAGGTACGGAAGGGAGAGCGCGGCACCCGACGACAAGCGAATACCGATGCTGGAATTTGAGTTCACCAGCTTTGAACTGAAATCGATAAGATCGTCGATGTCTATCTTAGTCTTCCTCTTCATCGTCTTCCTCCGTTGACGCTTCCAGCTTTATGAACTCGGGAAGAACCGCGATACTTCCACATTCGTCATCCATTCCAACAGCCTTGAAGCCCAACTTACGGGCAAAGGCGATACGCATGGCCTGAGCCTCCCAACCCGCGTCGTCCTCGTCCAGACCGAGAAGGCCTGCCCATTCTTCCCGTTCTTGAAAGTCCAGTTCTTCCGAAACCACGGCTTGCCAGCATAGATCAAAATGGATTTCGTCTATCCCGCGCTCTGCCATAACTTCACGTAAAGCCGTTCCAGCAGCACCGTCTTCAAGATACAGAAGGTCGCCATTGGTAAAAATGGCGTTGTCATCTACTTAGCACTGGTAAACATAGTCACCGTATCACTTTGCTGTTCCATACGTGCGGGCAAAGAACACCGCTCCGAAGTTATACCCTAACCTGGTTCCTGAGTTAGAAACTACAAGGTGTTCAATCATGCTTCCGTGGTACAGCTTCATGGTGGCTTCTCCTTTACCCTTTCGTTGAAAACACTATGCACCTGTTTTATATTTTTTGTCAATGATAAAAAATCAAATAGCGCCTTTTTCAAAAAAAGCCCCGACGCGAGCCGGGGCTTTTAGGGGAGTCATCTGTCTTTACGACATGGATATCTTGACGCTCTGAACAAGTCCAAAGCTGCGTTTTTTCTTGATAAGTTCCAAATATTCTTCGAATAAAGGAGATGGATTCTTGGTTTTGATGGCTGTCCCCACGCATGTCACCATGATCATGCCGTGTCCGGATGTAGCTTCGGAAACCGAAATACTCATGCCGGAGATAAGGGAAGCCCCCATCTCCACAGCCTGCATTTTGGCCATCAGTATGGCCTTGGACTCAGCGTCACGAATCTTCTGTTGATAGGCAAGCGATTCCTCACCAAAGAAATCTGTAAACGCTGAGGCAAACGTGGAGAGCGGCCCCGTGCCAATGACCGAATGTCCGGACACGATGCCTACAACGCTTTCTTGCTGGCTCTCAAAGTGTGGAGTCGTCTGGGCTATGAGCATGTCAGGGATGCTCGCCTCCAGCTCCTTGAGCCGCTCTGCAACAGGCAGGAAAGCCGTCTGGCACTTCGTCCGCTCTTCATCAAGCCGCGCCTGTGCGCATGGAAGGCACCACCCCTCAGCATCGATGCCGATTACCTTCATAGCTTCGATGGACTTCGGGCCTATCGTCTCTGCGCTGAGAAACCCACTCACCTTTTTGCCGCATACGGGGCATACCTTGGCGTCTGCCATAACATCCTCCTTGTTCCTGCTCCCATAGCATTGTCTATACTGTCGCGCAAACCGGAGGCTCCCGATAGCCGCGCGCCTTGCGGTCCCTTGAGGGCTGGCGGCGACGGGCTTTCCCCGACCTCCCCCTCTCCCCCCATTCTAAGAATGCCGCAATACCCTAAATGCCGGACTCCGGGCCGTTCACCCGCCCGCGGGTCCTCCCAGCCGCCCTACTCCATAGGGGTCGCGTGCCGCGCAGAGTTTTCGCCGATGTCGGATTTTGGCGATACTGAAAACTTGAAAACCGTGCATAAACTATAGGTTACGTCGAATCAGTGTTACTGGAGCCAGCGTCTTGATTTGCCCGGCGTCCAGATCAAGATAGTGAGGCGTCCACGAGCCCGCCGCCGTTGTCCACTGCTGGAAAGACACGGCGCCATCTTTCGCCATGTGCTTCTCCGGAACTCCTGCACCAAGATAAACTTTGAGTCCGGCAAGGCCGTCCGCTCGCTCGACATAAACGATATCGCCGAGTCCGGGCTCTTTCCGCGTGTCGCAAAAACAGACCATACCGCTCAGTATCCCCGCCGGGATGAGGCTGTCCCCAGACGCCACCACCGCAATCACCCCCGTGCTGAACTCCGGGAACATGAAGGCTTCCGGGGTAAGCGCTTTGTCCCAATTCTCGATTCCACAGGCAAACAGCCGCGTGAGCGGAACCTCGCGCTTGAAGTTGGCTTCATAGGGATCGCCCTCTTGAGTGATGAGCCACTGGCAAGACAACCCCAGTTTTCTGTGGAGGATAAGCAAATCCTCGTATGAAGGCATGTTACCGTTCTTCCACGTCATTATTTTACCGCGCTTCAGACCAAGAAATGTCGCCATGCCAGCGATTCCGCGTGCTTTATCCTCGCCCGGGGCATTGGAACGCATAAACGCGTCAAAAATAATGTCAAAGTATGTCAAGATATTACCTCTTATTTACAATAAAATAATTCTTGAGTCGCAAAATAGACTTTACCGAGTCATTTTTTTGACTTATAAAACCCTAAAGCAACATCATTTACCACAAGGGAATATATATGCTCGAACTATCAGAATTAACCCGCGAAGAAAAGCTGCTCGTCTGGATGAAACGCAATCAAGAATCATTTGTAACTATTGCGAAAAAAATGCACCTCACAAGGAGATCCATTGTCTACCTCCTCACTTCTGAGACGATTTCACCCATACGTCACGCTCAATTGATCAAAATTGGGCTTCCAGAGTCACTTCTACCGCCTCCAGTGTATAAAAAACCGGGACGTTCTCCTCGCATGTCAAACTAACGACTCATGAGACATTTTTGAACACAGGTAACTGACACGCGGAGTAGTTACGATGACCTATATTCCATCTCTCAAAAACATGAGTCCAAAGGCAGTCCTCCGAATGGCTATTGCCTACAGCGGAAAGACCAATCGCCAGATTCAGGAGGAAATGGGCTGGAGCTGCTCTTTCTCCAAGAAAATATTCAGCTCGCAAGAGGCACTCCCCTCTTTTGCCCAGTTCCCTAAGCTATGCACAGTGCTCGGCAACAGCATCTTGCCGCAATGGGTACTCCAGAACATGGACATGCCGATGAGCAAGGTAACGCCGATGGACCCTAAAGCTTTGCTGGAAGGGATGGCGGATATGTTCGACTTGATGGGAAATTTTGCAAAGACAGGCCATGAGACCGTCAAAGATTGGAATATTTCTCCGGAGGAAGCGTGGAGCCTGCTCAAAAGGCTACGGGACTTCTTCGAACTTGAAAGCCTGATGTTCGCACAGCTTGAAGAAGTACTTTCAAGCAAAAAACATATCCAAAAAGGGCTCTGCTATGGAAAGCTATAAGGAAGGGTACGCGCAGGGGTTGCATGATGGCGTCGAAATGCTCCGCGGCATGGCCGATAGCGCCAAAAAACTTGGACATCCTGAAGTTGCGGATATCCTCGCCAAACTCGCCGGATCAATGAACGACATCGCACCTTCAATGGTCGAAATGAAGTCGGAAACCGAAGAAAAGAACATCACTTGGCAGTAGGTGCACCATGGAACTCTCTGAAGAACAAAAAGTTATGTTTGAAACGGTTGTATCTGAATCATTTCAGGCTGTTCTGCAAAACATGCTGGCCCCGGTAGTTAGCCTCGAACTCCTCAAACGGAAAGAAGCATTGACCGAAAAAGAAGTGGAAGCGTTATACGGCATCTCAGCAAATACGCTTCGAACCAAACGAGCCAGGGGTGGCGGGCCAGCATACAGGCAAGGCCCGGAAAGAGGAAATGTCCTATACACCCACAAAGATATCATCAACTATCTGGAAAATATCAAAAAGCGGACATGACGCCTTGAAGTGCCCTACTCACGATATCTACGGCCTGTTTTTTGTTATCGGGGCACAGGTGGCTATACCGTTTCGTCATTTCCAGACTCGAATGCCCGAGCAGTTCGGCAATGACAAGAAGCGGTACACCTTCAATGGCCAACCAACTGGCAAAGGTATGACGGAGCGTATGAAAAACGACCTTTTCTTCTCGCGGAGTGTCGGGGGAGTTGAGCTTACAAGCCTCAACTGCCCGTTTGAAACTGTTTGCGGATATATCGACGAGCCCTCCTCGTGGGGAGGGGAAAACAAGCGCCGAATGGGGGATACTCATGCGGGGGCGCAAAATAGATTGAGCCTTTTCCGAGAGTTGCACCATCCTGCGGCCCGTCTTTCCGGTAACTTCCATAACTCCGGCCATCAAATCTACTTTTCCGCGGATAAGTGTGCGGATCTCGGAAAGACGACACCCCGTAGCAAGAGAAAGCGCGGCAATGTCATGCCAAAGTGGAGAGCGGTGCATCAAATCTTCAAGCAGGCGCGAGGCCTCTTCTTTGGTGAGATAACGCGTCCTGGCATTCTGAACTCTGGGACGGGAAACTCCCACCGTAGGGGAGGGCAATTGATGCATACCCCATGCGAACGTCTGCTTGTAGATACGGTTGAGGTACCCAAGGGCGTGCACAATCGATTGGGGACTGAGCCCATGATCATCAAGCTGTTTCTTCAGTTTCTCCACATCCAAGGGAGTAATGTTTTCAAGACGCCTGCCACCAAAAACAGGCAGCAAATAGCGGTTCATGATCAATCGGAAATGGGGCGCACTCTTGAGAGTGTAAAGGTATCGTTTTTCGTATGCCTCCCATGCCTGATCGAAAGTCAGTCCACATCCCTGCCCTTTTTTGGTAGGCAAGACATTGCCATGGCGCAGGCTCTGTACATGCTTGCTGCGCAGATCATGCGCAGCGGTTGCAGTATATCCTTCAGAACGCCAGCCGGCCTTATGCCACTGCTTTTTGCCATCAACCTTGATCACGTAATAGAAGCAGACATCCGGTTTGCCTTCGTAGCGTTTTTTGGTACTCTCGATAGAGTAGACTCCCTCGAATCGTGTCTTTACCGCGTTCTTTGGCATGTATTTCCTTCTCCCCTATTTCTCCCCAAGATCACCGTTTCTCTCTTCTACCTCCCCAAAACCGCTCTTTCAGA